GGCATCAGGAAGCTACTCAGCGACGCACTGAAGAGAGACAAGCGAGATGGAGAAGACAACATTCCACCTGCGGGATGACCGCATCCGAAGAAACTGCATTGAAGCCATTCAGCACCTCCCCACCAGTCCCGACAAGCCTCTGCAGGTAATCATCCAGGAAGACACCAGAAGCCTTGCACAAAACCGCATGCTTTGGGCCTGCCTGCATGACGTATCGAGCCAAGTGGTCTGGTACGGGAAGAAACTCGACTCAGACAGCTGGAAGCATATTTTCAGCGCCAGCCTGAAAGGGCAGGAGACTGTGCCGGGAATCAACGGCGGCTTCGTAGTGCTGGGCCAGTCAACAAGCAAAATGCGCGTCAGTGAGATGCGCGACCTAATCACACTAATCCATGCCTTCGGTGCCGAGCAGAGCGTCAGGTTTAGCGACGAGTCAGCGCTTGCGGCTGAATGGGCTGGAAGATTCGGGAGTGCGGAATGATAACTAAAAGCCGTGTCGAGCAACTGCTTGAGTTTAATGCAAACGAAGGCGTATTCACATGGAAAGTACATCGTGGTGGGTCCGCCACTAAGGGTTCAGTGGCTGGAGCTATAGACAGTAAGGGCTACAGGCAAATTCGAATTGATATGAAATTATATCTTGCTCATAGGATTGTTTGGCTCATAACCCATGGGGTATGGCCCGGTCATGACATTGACCATATCGATAGAGACCCTCTCAACATCAGGCCCGAAAATCTCAGAAAGTGCAATGACCACGAAAATCAGCAGAACACCGGCGCAAGGAGGGACAACAAGAGTGGTGCAACAGGAGTCTACCTATGCTCTAAAACCCTTAAATGGAAAGCGCACATCACCATTAAAGGGAAAACGAATCATTTAGGGACATTTGACTCTTTCAACGATGCGTTGAATGCAAGACTTGCAGCCAAACAGCAATACCACACCTTCCATCCACATCAAGAGCATAGATTCGGAAAATAACATGACCCCTTTCACCGATATTGGCGCAGCCATCGAAGAAGCTGCGTGGCTTTCTCACGTCTATCAAGCGCCTTACTGCGTATATCAGCGCACGGCCGACGTGATGGAAGTAACCCCGGAAGACCCATCCCGTAACCCGATGTACACCACTGGCATGCCGGGAGTTATCACTACTGATTACAGGAGCGCAGCATAATGGGTAAGCGATATACAAACGTTGAATTAAACGCGATCCGAGAAATGGGAAAAACCATGACCGCTGCTGAAATCGCCAGGCAGCTTGGTCGACCTACCAGTTCTGTATTCGCTCGCGCCTCTGCTCACGGCATCAAGCTCAACAGCAGGAGCTGGAAGCATCACACTATGGGTGAGGCTAAAGAGATAGTGCGCCTGCGGCAGTGTGGGATGAAGTTCAGGGAGATAGCTGAAGCCACAGGCGTAGCGCTGTCATCGTGCATTTATCTCTACAGGACGCACTCATGAGCAGGCAAAGGAAATCACCCACTCAAATCATCATCGAGCACCTGATATACCAGCCTACCAAAAGAACCCGCAGCAAACGCAAACCAATCCCCACTGCCAGCGAAGTAGTCACCTATGACCACTGCTATCAGCTGTTGCAGGCCAAATGGAATCGCATGAGGAAGACAAGATGAATTACAGCGGAATGAGCGATGCGCAAATGAATGCTCTGATTGCTAAGTTGCAATACCCGGAAAGCTCGGTCGCCACGCCGTATTCGCACCGGCCAGATGCTTACATTTATCACAGGAATAACACTAATGAGGCGAGAGATTACTGTAACTCATGGGCTGATGCCGGGCCGATTATTCAAAATAACCTTATCTCCTTAGACTCTGTATACAATTTTACCGATGAAACCGAGGAGTTCATAGGGCCTAGAGGGATGTGGAATTGCGTAGGTATAAGCAAGGGGGAAGATTTCTGTCGCGCCGAGCATGAAAACCCACTCCGTGCAGCCATGATTGTCTTCCTGATGATGCATGAGGCCGACAATGCGTGAACGCTGCCACCGCTGCTACACCGTTCTCACAAGCGAAGACAAACATCACTACGGCATAAGCTGCGAAAATTGCGAGTGCGATATGGAGTGGGAAGAACATGAAAGAGCCCGGATTATCAAATCAGCCTACTACAAGTGGCGAGCAGTCTGCTTTGCAGTGCGCTGGGTGCGGTTCTCAGCTGCTGGATACAGAAGTCTACGCATGCACCTCATGTCTCGACCTGTGGATGCTTCTAGACCCAAATTTCAGGATAACAGGAGAGACCGATGACTGACGCAATCCTAATACTGTTAGCAGGCGCATGGTTTTGGAGGGTTGAGTGGGTATACCGAGTCAGAGTGAAGATGACTTGTGATGACTTCGAAAGATACTTGCGGCTACCTTCTTTTCTATCAATGGTGCTTCAGGTATGGATTTGGGACGCAAACAAATTCAGGAGTAAGCCATGACTGACGCCGACTGGATTGGGTTATTTCTCATCAGTGTCGTGATAGCAGGCATCATTGGAGGAGGAGGGAGATAATGGCGACAGGCAAACAGCCGAAGCCGCCCAAGCCAAAGAAATGCAAATGCTGTCCTGAAAGATTCATCCCCCGCAATAGCCTGCAAACCGTCTGTTCTCCCAAATGTGCCATCCAACTCGCTAACCAGTTATCCGAGAGCAAGAAAAAGCGCCTGGAGAAAGAGCAGCGCGCGGCATGGAGCAAACGCAAAGCCGAAGTGAAGCCGCTAAGCCACTGGATCAACATGACCCAGCGAGCATTCAACGACTACATCAGAGCGAGAGACGGGGATATTTGCATCAGCTGCGGCAGCACAATGGCGGTTAGCTATCACGCCGGGCATTACAGGACAACGGCAGCGGCTTCACAGTTACGTTTCAACGAGGATAACGTTCACAGCCAGTGCGCTGCATGCAACGTGCATCACTCCGGCGCTATCGGTCCATACCGCATCAACCTAATCACCAAAATCGGCCTTCAGCGCGTCTTAGCGCTCGAATCCAACAACGAACCTCACCGATACACCAGAGAAGAACTCGACAGCCTCCGGGCGCGTTACAGGGCTGCTCTGCGGGCATTGGTCAAGCAGAGGGAGGCAGCATGAAAGATGACTGGCAAAAAGCATACGAGCGATTTCTTGCCGAGATAAAACACAGTGCAGGAAAGATAGCTCCCGTGTATTTCGACATGGCGGTTAAGCACGCCGACGCCGTAATTGAGTCGCTTGCAAAGGCTGAGAGGCAGAAAAGCAGGAGCACGTTATGAACGAATACCTCAGAGAGAAATGGCTGAGGCTGCGCATCTACAAACGGGAAGGCGGCTTTGCAGTCGATTATCGGATCATTAAGCGTATGGCAAAACTACTGGGGGTTAAGCATGCAATCTGACGCACTCGCACAGCTGGCGCAGGTAATGCGCAAGTCAGACCTGAAGAAGCGATACCTAAACCCCGTAAAGCTCATCACTCCTCTGCAATCCGCATGGGTACGCTGCATGCTCGATGTGTGGGGAGAGAAGTACGGCGGCCACGTCGGGCCCGACAGCGGCAAGGTAAGCGTGTTAGGGAGGCTGATGATCCGTAAGGAGTGGAACGACCGGGAGTCAGAGCGAATTATGGAAGTGGTGGAGAATCTGCATAAGCAAGGATACAAAGGCGATGAGCTGTTCATCAGGGCAAAGCAAATCATCAACCCTCAAAACTCAGTCAGCAATCTTCTCGAGCGCGCCAACGAGCAAGAAGATGCCGAACTGGTTGAATCTGTAATCTGCCGTCTCTTTGCACCGAACAACCCGATCCGACATGTAGCAATTAAATACTACTGCGAACGCAAATGCGCGCAAGATATCGCGCTTTACATCACTCGACTGACCGGCTTGCACATCGAAAACAGCAAGACCAGAGTGAAGTGGTGTAGAGAGCTGCTTGAGGCGAGTGTCTTTCACGCTATCAGGCACGAACTGGAGGCTAAAAGATTCGATAAAGCGGCGTAAATGCGATAAATCGCAAAAATAGTTACCAGGGCACTTGCAAACATCACTTGGACCTGGTAACTTTCATGTATGCTCGCGGCAGAAGTCGTTGAGCGGTCAGTTGCAAAACAATCTTGTGGATTCCAAAAGAGCCTCGCGGCCTTACCAACCGGCGGGGCTTTTTTATTGCCATCACGAAAAGAAATCTCAAAACAATGCCTTTTTGAGATTGCATGAGATAACCAAATTACAAGAGGTCGCCTATGAGCGACCTTTTCCGCTTTTGCGCTCGCCATTCAACACCAAATAGTGATTTCACCCTGGTGGCGTAGCGCATTTTCATTTAACAGCAATAGGCCCGTCTTACCGGGATGCCGGAGACGGCTATGGCGATCACCGATTTACTCCTCTCAAAAGAAACGCTACTTGGCGTAGGCGGCGCTCTTTCCGTTGGTCTCAATGGATGGATGGCGTTTAGCCGCTACTGGATAAGCAGCAAAGCCAGTAATGCCAACGATAAGCAGCAAGTAAACATGTTGCAGTTTCTGAGCGATCAGCTGCGTGAGGCAAAGCTGGAAAACGGCAACTTGCGCAATGAGATTGAAGAGAGAGACGAAACAATCCGGCAGTACTGGAAAACAATTTCCGAGACCGACGCCCGCTTAAGAATCATTGAAAGCTCTCAGAAGTTACTTGAGGAGCAAAACGAAGGGCTTAAGCAGCAGGTCAGGGAGCTGACCACATCAAACATGAACCTCGTGAAAGAAATCACTGAGCTTCGTTCATCACTGAGGGTTCCGCGATGAGCATAAAGAATTCCTCCGGCGAAACCATTATCACCTGGCAAGTGCTGCTGATTGTCATCAGCTCGTCACTTGGCATTTTCTCTGCTGGCGCGTTCTCAGGTTACTTCGTGGCATCCAAAGAGTATTCGCTCCGGGCCACGCAGCGTGACCGGGCAGTCAGCGAGATTAAAAAGAAAGTCGACCAGCTACCGCAGGAAGTTAACAAAGTGGTTAAAGAGGATGAGAAGAAATGAGTCAGATAATTCAGATACTCTCGTTCGAAGAGGGCTACAGGGAAAAGCCCTACCTGGACACTGAAGGTTATCCCACTGTTGCATGCGGTATCAAAATCGGACCGAAGAATAACAACCTGTCGAGCTATACATTTACTGTTCCGCGCACTGTGGGCGATGTCTGGTTACAGACGTTCGTCGATACCGTAATGAATCAGTGCCGCAACACTCCTTCTGTGTACGCTGCATTGCAGAAATGCAACCCGGCCCGCGCTGACATCATTTACAGCATGGGGTTTCAAATGGGGATTACAGGGCTGGCAGGATTCAAGAACACGCTGGTCATGATTTCCAATGGCAACTTTACCGGGGCAGCCAATGGCATGCTGTCAAGCAAATGGGCAACGCAGACAAAGAATCGTGCCCAGCGACACGCTGAAGTAATGCGCACTGGCACATACGACATCTACAAGGGGCTGATATGACCTTTCTTATCTGGCTCCTCATCATAGTGGTTGCTGTGATTGTCGTATTACTCATCCGCAAGTACACAAACCTGGAGTTTGTCGCCCATGCAAAACTGCTATTCAAGGCGTGGAGTGTATGGCTGGGTACGGCAGGTGCAGCATTGTCAGCATCGGCTGCGCTACTCCCTGATTCATTCCTCTCTGCATGGAATGTGTTGCCTCCAGATATCAAAGCTATCCTGCCGCAGAACCTGCAGAGCGTCATTGGCTCAACACTGATGGCCGCCGCGGTGATTTCACAGTTTGTCCGGCAGAAAAAGCTTCTCGGCCGCAAGCAGGAAATGGAGAGCGCTAATGAGCTTCATCACTGAATGGTGGAATTACTTGCTGGCTGGAATCGCAGTAGTGGCCGCACTGGTTAGCGCTTATTTCGGCGGCAAGAAAATTGGCACCACGCAGACGCAGGCTAAAGCTGATGTGCAGGCTGCAAAGGTCGAATCACAGCAAGTAGCAGACGTCGCCAAGAAGCAGTCAGAGAACACGGAGAAAGCCAACAGTGTTAAACAAACCAATGCTGCTCTTAGTGATGACGCTCAGCGTAACAAGCTGCGCCAGTCACAATTCAACTCCGACGACTGACGCGCCAACAAAGACAGTCGACTCCCTCTGCACGCTCGATAGCCCAATCAGAACCCACGGCAAAGATGCTGACGTGATGGATATTCGCACTGTTCGAGCCATCAACGATCACAACGACCTGTGGGTGAAGCTCTGTGGAGAGCCAAAATGAATCCGTTTAAATGGCTCCTGACAAAGAACGAGCCAACAACCAAGGAAACAACCGTGACCGATACCGTAGTTGAAACCACAGCAACAGACTCCGCAGTAACTGACTCCCCGGAAGTAATCACAGCAACCGTTACCCCTGTGGCAGTAGTAAAGAACGGCGTTAAAGACTTCGAAGCAGCATTCACTTTTGTAGAGCAGGGTGTAGCTCAGCTAGGTGAAGCGGCGAAAGAAGAACTGAAAGCGCTGGCTCAGAAGTACCTGTAAGGCATTACAAGAGCCATCAACTTTTCCAGGTGGCTCTGATAATGCTTAACAGCCTGCGGAGGATTCCATGGCTCAGCGTGTAATGACAACGGGCGGATACCCGACAAAGCTACCTGACGCAGATGAAATATCTCAGGACGTAAGCGGCGACTTAATGTCTCGCCAGATTAACGTCAGCCAGATATCAGGCGTCAGCGATACAGTAAAAGGCGTTCTCCATGCACAGACCCCCGAAGAGATTCGTGAGTACGCAGGCATCCGGGATTCAGGCATTGCCGTAAAAGGCGATACCGGACAGTCAGCTTATGAGCTTGCTGTTCAGTTAGGTTTTGAAGGCACGAAAGAAGAGTGGATCGCCTCACTGCATGGTAAAGATGGCTCTGCTTGGTTTAGCGGGAGTGGGGAGCCTAACATTGATGCAGCCCCCGGAAGCTATTATTTAGATCTGGTAACAGGCGATATTTACAAGTCGTCATAACCGAGAACAGACATGATGGCCATAAGTTCAGTTGGGTTAATGCGGAACCATTCATTGCCTAATGATTCAGGCATTTTGAATCCTTTAACGTCCAGAACGGCATGAATAGCTTTTTCTAACTTGGCGCAATCATCGCACTCAACTTCAAAAAGCATTACCGGACGTTCTGGCATCGCGGTTCCTACCTGCATTGCAACGCGCTGGTCAATAGAGGTAGTGCTTAGCCCAATCTTAACCGGCCAGCTAGATTCGCCTTTGAGTTCTGCTAGCTCTTTGTATGCAGGAAAATAATAGGCGTAGACAAAGTTGTTTTTAACTTTCTCTGGCGGGGCGTGATAAACCGCATCTATACCAGTGACGCAGAAATCCCATAAGCCGTACCTTGTAGAGTCTATGAGGTTTCCTGATTCTATAAGATTTCGCTTCGCCTTTTTGGCGATACTGACAATATCAGCACTGCCTTCAATGCCGCCATTAGCTAGATGATATTCCATGACCAGGCGGATAACCTCATCGCGCTTGATGCGCTTGTCTTTCAGAAGTTGCAGAGCAACCTGGGCAAAAGACGATGGGGTAAGAGTAAAGCCAGAATGTTCATAATTGTCCTGCTGTAAAGCTACGCTCATGGTGACCTCAATCCGAAATTGAAGAGTCAATTTTACCACGGAGGTTCTAATGTCATGGCAAAAAATAGGCAACATAAAGCCTAATGCTCCGCCTGTTAATAGCCTTTCTATAGGGGAGGTGACTACTGTTGCTTTCAATGAAAAGGCGACTGCAGAAATTAAAGGCGATGCACCAAATCAGACGCTGGATATATCTATCCCAGCAGGAAAGCCCGGAGATGATGGCAAGATTACCTCTTTGAAGGTTGGCTCTGTTTCGGTCTTACCGGCAGGCAGTCATCCAACGGTGGAAATTACCGGCAATGATCCAGAGCAAGTCATCAATTTCGCGTTCCCGACCCCTAAAGATGGGGTGAGCCCAAATCCTACGTCTATTGCTATCGGCAAAGTGACAGCATTAAAAGCAGGGGTAGCGCCCACAGCGAAGATCTCAGGTGACGCACCATATTTAACGCTCGATCTAGGCATTCCTGCCGGGAGTGACGGCGCAACTCCTCAGTCAACATCAATTTCAGTAGGCGCAGTGACAACGCTTGAGGCTGGGAAGTCGGCTACTGCTCAGATAAGCGGAACAGCGCCTGCTCTTACTCTTGACTTGGGTATTCCAAAAGGGGATGCAGGTAAAAACGCCACACCAACCCTTTTCGAGCTTGTCGAAAGCAAAGTCGCCACCGCTGGCACCAAGGTAGCCATAAAATTCACCAAAGCCTATACATCAGCACCCATCGTTCAACCATCCCCAATATGGAATGGCGCACAGATGATTATTGGTCAGGCGTCAGAGATAACGACAACTGGCTGCAACGTCACGGTAATGCAATCACGCGGAGCACTGCTGCTGACAACCGGGCCATTTGAGAATGCTGCCGCAGGTGTGACATTCCGCATGTTCGTGATTGGGAATTAACAGGAAATGATTATGGCTAGGCCAACCAAGTACCAGAAGGCGTATGCCGAGCAGGCTCGCAAGCTGTGCATGCTTGGCTACACCGATGATCAGCTCGCTGACTTCTTCGAAGTTGCAGTATCGACCATCCAGAAGTGGAAGATTGACCACCCAGAGTTTTCGGACTCCATAAAAAAGGGCAAAGACATTTCTGATGGTGAAGTTGCCGATAGCCTCTATCAGCGCGCCATGGGATACGTTGCACCCGATGTCGATATTCGCGTAATTAACGACCAAATCGTTAAGACAGAAATACAGAAGCATTACCCTCCTGATACAGCAGCAGCCATCTTCTGGCTGAAGAACCGGCAAAAGAAATCGTGGCGAGACAAGATTGACCATGGCATTGAGGGCGCTAATGGCGGGCCTGTGCAGGTGGTCAACTATACGCCTGGCGATTACGCCGCTGCTCAGGCCCAACTGGAGGGGAAACTAGACGGATTAGACTGATATGGCGAGAGTACTTGAATGGGAAGATTTGCAATTTCCCGAGCGTGTAGCCGTAAAATCTAAATCGACTAAGTCATTCCTCAACTTCACCCGACTGTGGTTCGAACTCATTCAGGGCGATCGGCTTTTGGTTAACTGGCATCACCGCCTGATGGCGTCGAAGATTGACGACCTGATAGCGGGGCGACTGCAACCACGCAATCTGATTATCAACATTCCCCCAGGCGGGACTAAAACAGAATTTTTCTCTATCCATCTCCCAGCCTACGTTAATGCGCTTGTGCAGGAGGGTAGATTAAATCGCTTCCGAAACCTGAATATCTCGTTTGCTGACACGCTGGTAAAGCGCAACTCACGACGCACCCGCGACATAATCAGCAGCAAAGAGTATCAGGAGCTCTGGCCTTGCTCGTTTGGTGTGAATCAGGCGGAAGAGTGGGAAATCCTCGACAGCAAAGGTCGATCAACCGGTCAGACGGTATCGCGCTCCAGTAACGGCCAGATTACCGGTGGTCGCGGCGGATACTTCGGCGATAAGTTTTCCGGCATGGTCATGCTGGACGACTACAACAAGCCCGTCGATATGCTCAGCGAATCGCGACGTAACAGCGCTAACACGCTTCTGGTGAACACCATTCGCTCGCGTCGTGGTGACAAGTCGAAAGAGCATCCGACGCCATTCGTGAGCATTCAGCAGCGCCTGCACACGGATGACGCAACGGGATTTATGTTATCGGGAGGAATGGGGGTTAACTTCCATCACGTAGCCATCCCGGCGCTGATTAACGAGAAATACATCGAATCACTTGCCGAACCATGGCGCTCTCTCTGCTGGGAAACTGTAAAAGACACAGAAAGCGTCGTCGTGTCAGGCGAGCGTTACTGGTCTTACTGGCCGCAGATGGAAGACGTGAACGACCTTGTAGCTCTTTGGGAGCGTGACCGTTACACGTTCCTCTCGCAATACCAGCAGAACCCGATGGCGCTCACTGGCGGCATTGTTGAAACCGACTGGTTCCAGACCTACACACATCTGCCAAAGCTTCTGTATCGCGCCGTATACGTCGATACGAACAGTGGCAAGGTGGAAGACTGGCTGGATTACACCGTATTCACGCTGGCCGGTATGGGCGTCGATGGCAACCTCTACATCATCGATGTGGTGCGCGGCCGATGGGACCCTGAAGACCTTCTGAAGAAAGCCGAAGAAGTATGGGCGAAATGGAGTGCAAGCGGATCGCTTCGCATGATGCCAATGCGCCATATGGCTATCGAAGAGAAACAGGCCGGTCAGGGTTTGATTACCACGCTGAAGAAGCGCCAGAACATACCGGTTAAAGAGATTCCTCGCGGCACAGGTCAGAACAAGCTGGTTCGCTGCCTCAACGTCATCCCACAGATAAAAACCGACAAGGTGTTTGTTCCTGCTACTCATGACGCTAACGGCGCTGCGATTCTTCACACCTACTACGAAGACGGAACTGTCGCAGGCAACACCTCATGGGTGCTTACTGCTATGACCGAATGTGCAGCTTTCTCTGCGGATGACAGCCACGACAACGACGACATTCTGGATACGTGGATGGACGCTATCGACGACAACCTTATTTCAGGTCGCCAGCCAATGGTCATCGATCCGAACCAACTCAGGAGAATTTGATGTGGTGGTTTAAGAAAAAAGAAATCGCCGCGCCTGAGCCGGTGAAAGAGCCCGAAAAGGCTCAGATGAAGATTAGCCCCGAAGCAGTAGCAGCAGTCCAGCCAAAGCCCCACAGAGAATTCCAGCAGTACAAGCCACCCAAAGGCGTCATCCCTGAAGCAATCCGCAGTGGCATCCTTGCGATGGATTCCACCGATTACGGTGCGCTGAACGATGCCTGGGGTATGGGTTATGGCACGCTGGATTCCTTCCCCGGCTACCCGTACCTCGCGGCAATGGCGCAGAAGCCTGAGTATCGAAAGATGGTAGGCACGATAGCCGAAGAGATGACTCGGAAGTGGATAAAACTCAAAACGGTTGGTGATGACGACAAGTCAGATCGCGTGAAGCAAATCACCGACGCGTTAGAGCGCTTCAACGTTCGCGATAAGTTCCGTGAAGCAGCAGAGCACGATGGCTACTTCGGCGGCGGGCAGATTTATATCGACGTCCTGTCACCGAAAAACGTATCAGCATGGACGGATGAGAACGAGCTGAAGCAGAAGCTGTTCATCAGCGATAAGAAGATACCTAAGGGGAGCCTGAAGGGCTTTCAGGTTATCGAGCCTGTCTGGACGTATCCGGGCGTTTACAACGCGAGCAACCCTCTCAGCCCTGACTTTTACAAGCCAGCAGAATGGTTTGTGATGGGCAAGACGGTGCACGCCAGCCGCATGATCGATTTCGTGTCGCGTCAGGTGCCAGACCTGCTGAAGTCAGCTTATAACTTCCGTGGGCTGTCACTTGTGCAGATGGCAGAGCCTTATGTGAATAACTGGCTGCGCACGCGTGACAGCGTAAGTGACATGATTCACTCGTTCAGCATCCCGGTCATCGGCACTGATATGGGCACAACGCTGCAAGGCGGTCCGGCTGACATGCTGATTAACCGACTGGAGCTGTTCAATCGCTGCCGTGATAACCGAGGAGCCTTCCTTAAAAACAAAACGGAAGCCGCTGAGGAATCAGTAGAGTTCGTCAACGCGCCGCTTGGTGGTCTGGATACGCTGCAGGCTCAGTCACAGGAGCACATGGCGTCAGTTTCGGGCATTCCTCTGGTTAAGTTGCTGGGTATCACTCCAAACGGCCTGAATGCTTCATCAGACGGCGAGATTCGCGTTTTTTACGACTATATCCACTCGTTACAGCAGGCAATGTTCAAATCGCCTCTAAAGCGCGTTCTGGACGTTATTCAGCTTTCAGAGTTTGGCGACATCGACCCTGATATCTATTTCGAGTTCGAGCCTCTATATGAGATGAGCGCGAAAGAGCGTGCAGATATTCGCCTGGTAGATGCGCAGACCGATGCGGTGTACGTAACGCAGGTTCAGGCACTGTCCGCCAATGAAGTGCGCGAGAAGATTGCTGACGACCCTGACAGCCCTTACCACTCACTGGACTTAAGCGATGACCTCGAAATCGAAGAAAGCGACTTCGACGAAGACGAAGAGTCAGAGTCCGAAGACGATCCGCCCGACAAGACCTAACGCAGGCGTCGAAGCCTGGTATCGCCGGAAGCTGGATTCACTCATCACTGAAATGAACGACTCGGTGACGTACTGGCTCAAGGCGAACTACCGGGCATCCGGCGCTATGGCAATGGATGCATCCCCAGCGGTGTTCATGCGTGACGCGATGAAGAAACTGGCTAAGCGATGGCAGAAGCGATTCGATGATGTTGCTGCAAAGCTCGCTGACCGGTTTGCAGGTCAGGCGCTGAAGAATTCTGACGTATCGCTCTGTAACGCACTGGAGACAGCAGGATTCACTGTGCCATTCAAGATGACGCCAGCGATGAATAATGCATTGCAGGCAAGCATCACGGAAAACGTGAACCTGATTACCAGCATCCCTGAGCAGTATCTCACGCAGGTGCAGACGCTGGTTATGCAGTCGGTTAGCCGTGGGCGTGACCTTTCGACGCTGACTGATGCGTTGCAGCGGCGTTACGGAATCACACGCCGCAGGGCGGCACTCATTGCGCGAGACCAGAACAACAAAGCCACAGCAGTAATGCAGACGGCAAGACAGCAGTCGCTCGGTATCACTGAGGGCATCTGGCGGCACTCTCACGCTGGCAAAGAGCCTCGACAGTCACACGTCAAGGCAGATGGTGAGAAGTTCGATCTGTCGAAAGGGCTTTATCTTGATGGCAAGTGGACTCTTCCGGGAGAAGAAATTAACTGCCGCTGCACATGGTCCCCGGTCATTCCTGGACTCAATTAAACGGAAGCACACATGACTATCGAACGGTTAGCGTTTGACCGCGCATCCGCGCGCTCATTCGATGGTAACGGCAGGCTTCAGGTCACAAAGAGCAACATCAGCAAGGCGAACGTCTGCCCCTATTACGGGCGCGAGATTCCTAACGCTGAGGCGCTGGGTTTAGAACCGGACAAGATTTACCGGCTGTACCGCCACCCTGACGAACTGAAGAAAGCCGCACCAACATTCAACAACATCCCTGTTCTCTGCATCCATACCCCTGATTTCCCCGGCGACCCGCCTCGCGAATACCGCGTAGGTACGACGCACTCTGGCTGTGATTTTGATGGCACCTATCTCTGCAACGGCCTGTCCGTCTGGGATAACTCAGCCATCGCGGGTATCGAGACTGAAGAGCAGAAAGAACTGTCATCGTCGTATCAGTACGTCGCTGACATGACTCCCGGCGAAACACCAGACGGCGAAGCATTTGATGGCGTCATGCGTGACATCGTCGGGAACCACGTTGCACTGGTCGAAACTGGCCGCGCAGGTAGCGACGTACTGGTCGCTGATTCTCTCCCACTGGAGCTTAAATACATGAAGTTAGACCGCAAAGGCGTCGCCATCCGTGCCGCGCTGGGAGCGTTTCTGAAGCCGCGCCTGGCTCAGGATGCTGCACCCAATGACCTCACCGCCATCCTGAATGCCAATAAGTCACCAAAGCAGATCGCACAGGCAGTCGTTGGCAAATACAAAACCAAACTGGCTGCCGATATGGAGCTCGAGCCAGAAGAACTGGTTGAGATTATCGAAGCGTCTTCTGACGGCGTAGAGCCAGAAGAAGAGCCAAAAGTGGCTGGCGACGATGACAACGAATCGATTATCTCCCTGCTGCGTGAAGCTGGCGTGTCCGAAGAAATGATCGCCAAAATCGCCTCAGCCCTGTCGCCTGCCGTCGCTGAAGATGAAGACAAAGACGACGACAAGAAAGACGAGAAAGTCTCCAAGACGGCTATGGACTCCGCTATTCGCCTTGCTGCTGACAGTGCCACTAAGACCGCCGCAGAGAACTTCCGCCGTGTGCGTGAAGCTGAGCAGGCTGTACGTCCTCTGATTGGCGACGTGGTTGCTATGGACTCTGCTGATGACGTCTACCGCACTGCACTTGAGCAGGCTGGCGTAGACATCAGCGACGTTCACCCTTCGGCGTTCCCGGCAATGGTTCGCATGGCAATCAGCCAGAAAGAAAATTCACGTCCTGTCATCGCTCAGGATTCCGCTTCCAACAGTGAGTTCGAGAAAGCATACCCGACCGCTGGCAAGTTAAAACGAGGCTAAGAAATGGCTAACACTTTTCAGAGCGTAATCAACCAGTATCCAGCCCCGGGCGTTGAAGGTGGTTTCGCGAGCACTAACCCACATGCGACTTATCCCGCAGGCGAAGCAGAACTGGTGGCAGGTGAAGATGGCCTGACTATCGGACGCTTTGCGTGGGAAGTCAGCGGCGTTGCCTCTAACGCAGGCACTGGCGCACCGGCAGGCTTTGTTGGTCGTGATGGTCAGGCTTCTATCGTCACCTGGCTTGGTGATGCGTCTAACGTCATCCAGTCAGGCCGCGAAGTAACCCTGTTCACCGCAGGCGACTTCTGGGCGCGCACAACTACCGCAGCAACTCGCGGTCAAAAAATCTTCGCATCTCTTACCACTGGTCAGGTGCAGACCGGAGCGGCGGGCGCGACCATCGACGGTTACGCAGAAACCAACTTCAAAGTCGGTAACACCTGCGCTGCTGGCGAACTTGTTAAAATTACCACCTGGAGCAACTAATGAACGAATTTCAGAAGCACTACGCCGCAGCCAGCGGTAAGTACGGCATCGTGCTGCCGGGTGCGAAAGACTACCTGAAGCCAGAGTTTGCGGAAAACTACGCACTGGCAATGGATGCCCAGCCAACCATGGTTACTACCGGTAGCGCAGGCATCCCTGCTTACTTCACCAACTACGTAGACCCTGAGCTGATCCGCGTACTGGTTACTCCGATGAAAGCTGCTGAAATCATCGGCGAAGTGAAAAAAGGTGAATGGACCACGCTTACCGCGCAGTTCCCGATCGTGGAATCCGCAGGCGAAACCAGTTCCTACGGCGACTACAACCACAACGGCATGACCGCTGCAAACGTGAACTGGGTTTCTCGTCAGTCCTACCACTATCAGACTCACACCCGCTGGGGTGAGCGCGAACTGGATATGTACGGTGCAGCGCGTATCGGTTATGCGGCCGAACTGAACGTAGCTTCTGCTCTGGTGCTGAACAAGTTCCAGAACAAATCCTACTTCTACGGCATCGCTGGTCTGCAGAACTATGGCCTGCTGAATGACCCATCTCTGCCAGCATCTATCACCCCGACCGCAGAAGGCGCATCAGGTGGCGTGCAGTGGAGCACCAAAGATGGTCAGGGCGTATATGACGACATCCTGAAGCTGTTTGGTCAGCTGGTAGCGCAGACCAAAGGCATTCTGGATATGAGCACGCCGATGACCCTGGCTATGTCTCCGGCAATGTCTGTGAACCTGGCTAAGACGAACATGTACAACGTGAACGTCTCTGACCTGCTGAAGAAAAACTTCCCGAACCTGAAAATTGAGACTGCTATCGAGTACTCAACTACGGCCGGCGAAATGGTTCAGCTGATTGCAGATCGCCTGGGTGAGCAGGACACCGCTTACGCCGCCTTCACTGAGAAAATGCGCGCACACGCCGTGGTGACTGAAGAGTCATCATGGAAGCAGAAAAAATCCGGTGGCACCTGGGGTGCAATCATTCGTCAACCGCTGGCAATCGCCACCATGCTGGGAGTGTAAGAAATGGCTGAAGTCGTAACTGTAGGGTGCAAGCTGCCGAATGGCCTGG